GACGAACAACACGCATCGAAATACCGTTGTGAACTTGGCGAGAAGCCATGTCCACGCCTTGTGGCATCAACAGGTCGGCGGTTGCGAAGGTGATCGCATCCTTGTGATAGACCAAGTTCTGTGGGTAGGCAGTAGCAGCCGAACCCAACATAGTGACTACAGCGCTTGCTGCAGGCAGCGTGGTCACGGTAGCCAGTGCTTGGCTTGCCGAGTACAGCGCTGGGAAGATCGACAGGGTTGCAGTCGACGAACCGGTAGCAGCAGCAGTTACGGTGAACTGTTGCAGCGAACCAGTCGACTCACGGGTTTGTGGGTTGACAGCAAACACGCCAGCGATGGTGAACACGTCGCCAACGTTCCAAGTCTTGCTCGAGCCGGTAAAGCTGATTGGCAGAGTGGACTGACCTTCGGTCGTAACAGTTGAAGTCACGGTGATCGAAGTACCCCAGTCACCGTTGGTGTGCTGCTTGATCGACTGAGACATGTTGACTTCGTCAAAGCCGAGCACGCCCATGCCCATCATGCCGTTCTTGAACTGGCGGCTGATGGTGTCGGTTGGGTTGAACAGACCTTTCATGCCTTCAACCAGACCAGCGTTAGCGGCTGGGTTAACGGTTGCGTAGCGTGGCGCCATCACAGCAGCGTTTTCGTTCAGCTTCTGCTGAGCTTGCAACAGAACGAGCGAAGTTGATGGGGTGGTGCCAGGTGTGCCGACCGAGTTACCGATGTTTTTGTATGCGTTAGCAACGTCAGCATCGATGCTGGAGGCCAGCTGCGAAATACGAGGCTTCAATACACGCTCTGCAAAGTCATCCAACTGCATGGTGAGTTCAGCGGAGGTGAAGTTCACGCCGATGTGCTTCTGCGAAGCAACAGTCAGGGTGGTGAACTGTTCGTTGTCGTCCTGCACTTGCAGAGCGGCACCGTCGGTTACCAACGCGCGATCTGGTAAACGGATACGCAGTGTGGAACCAATTTTTGCGCCTTCAACGGCGAAAGAGTCGTCGTATTGACGGTTAACGTTACGAGTGAGCACCAGGTTGTTCTCGAGGATTTCGAGAGCCTTGCGGGTGATCATGTCGATGGTAAGAATCGAGTTTGCCATGATTTATATCCTAAAAAAGTTAGCGATTACGTTGAGCTTCCCACTTCTTCATTTGGCGCTGGCGATCCGCCTCAATCCACTCAGACGTACTCATGTTTTTAATTGCACGAGGGTCAGTCGTATCATAAGACGGCGATCCAGAGCCTCTACCCGATATGGGCGCGATAGGCGGTGGGGCGCTTGTCGTTTTCTTCAAAACCGGCTCAGAAGCAATCTTTGCTTCAATTCGGCCAATTTCTTTAGCCTGTAAGATGGGCGAATTCAGCGAGGCAATTCGCGCGGCTTCTTTCGGGTTTGAGCCCAAGTAATACGCAATATCAGGGCCAATATCCGATGCTTGGATCGTCTCAGCCATCGCGTTAGAGATTGGCAGCTTTGGGTTGTAGGCGACTTGTTCAAAGTCGTCGTACTTACCTCGAGCCTCTTCTTCCCTATCGTGATACGCCTCAAGCAGATCCATTTTCTGCCGTTCGAGTTCACGCTTGGCCAGCAGCTCTTCAGCTTTGCGCGTTGCTAGTGCATCGGCATACGCATCAACTGAATCAAACTGTTCTGGCGGCGGTAACTCTGCAGGTGCAGGCGCTGTTTGCGCTTTGCGACTCTGCTCGCGTTCCCACTTCCTTTGCTCTCTTGCAAGCCTTTTGCCTACGATGGCATCCAATTCTTCTTGTGTGAAGGTCTTGGTCTGCTGCTCGTTTGGCTGGTCATTCTCCGGCGCTAGTGTTTCTTCAGCTACAGGCTCTGCCGTCGGTGCCTGTTCTGGCGCGGGTGAATCCGCTAACTGATTTTGAAGCTCGTCTGACATTGTCGATTCCTAAAGAATCCCTAACGTACCGCGTTAGTTCGGTTTGGGGAGAATTTACTCCCAAATTACTGTTGCAGCAACTGTTCCGCCAATTGCCACATAAATTCCGTCTCGGGCGTACGCCCCGTCAAGCGGCAACATATACGATGTCGCGGCGGCGGGGGTAAACACGCCCAGAATAGTTTTGGTGGTTGTCGCAGCTGCCGAGTCGTAGACCGTGATGGTCGGCGTGCTCGATGCGGCGCTAACGAATATGCCTTTCAGCTTACCGGCCATCGGCTTGATGTTGGTAGACGCGGTGATGTAGGTGTAATTTGCCATGATTAGTTTGTGGTGTTTTTAACCAAAAGAATAATGAACATGCAAGAAACGCCATTGTTAGCCGCGCTGCCTACACCGGTAGCTTCAATATCGGTTTTCTCTTCTATCCGCAACGGGTACTCAAACACATAGTCTGCTACACCGTTGTTGACCGTGGTGACCGCTGCGGTGCGACGGATACCGTCGGTGCCTGCAGTTAACAGCCGCCCGCGAACTTGGGTTGAGCCGGTAACTTGGCCCGCAGAAAACAGCCCTTGCGACAGATAGCCGGTGTAGCCTGCCGGAATCGTGTAATGGCCGGTAACGGTGTTATTAAAGTCGTACTTGATAATGTTGTAGGTGGTTGCCGGTACACCGGAAGTCACCGTGCCGGTGCCAATATAGATGTCACCTGCGGCTGACTCTGTGCTACCTGCGGTCGCTACATAAGCGTAATTGACCCGCAAAAACGACTTCGACGTCAGCACTTCGGTTAACCCGTTTAGCGTCACCGTGTCCGTTATTTCGGCGTAGTTGGCGTCAAGCCCTTGAATGACGATCGTTCTTGCGCCAGTGCCTGCCGAGGTGTCGTTGGCGTTGGTCGAACTTACCTTCATCTGCAACGCAGCGTTTGGGTGCGCGATGATGGACGGCAGCGGCCAGACGGTTACTTCAGTCGTGTCAACATCCGCGTTGTAACCAAACACGGTGACATTACGGTGGTTAGGAATCTCGCTGCGTGAGACTTGTAGCTCAAACGGCTCGTTCTTACCAAATTTTGTCTGAGAAACCGGTGCGGTCATGCCAAGAACCTTAGTTTGTACAGCGTGGACAGGTACAGCCCAACAATTTCATCGATGATGTTTTGCAGCGGGCTGTCCGACTTATCGACCACCTTGTACCGCATCTCTTCAATTTCTTCAAGCTGGTCTTGCAAGAATTCCACAATGTTGCCTGGCTTTTTGGTTGACTGCAGCGAAATAGCGCCGATCAGCCCGTGACGGCCTTGGTAGGCTTCCGCAAACTTGTCCGCCAGATCAACAATCTCGTCGTAAAACGTGTTCAGCGCCATGTGCTTCGAGAAGCTACGGGTGTTCAGATGCACCGAATGAGCCACATCGCGGCCCAAAAACAGGATGCCTACAAAGTTTGCGCAGCTCATAGTCGTGGTTCCTCAGGCGGCATATTCAGCATTTCAGGTGGCATTTCAGCCGATTCTGGGGGCATCATGCCCATTTCCGGCGGCATTTGTTGCATGTCAGGGGGCATCATGCCCATTTCCTCGCCCATCATGGGCATTTCGCCCGGCAGCTCTAGCCCACCTTCGCTCATCGCCAAGTCGCCGGTGCTCATGATGTCGCGCAGGGTCTGCATGACGACGTCCTGCACCTGATCGGGCGACATAGCGGCGCCAACAGCCGACAGGCGCTGTGTTTCGGCCTGATACGCCTTGATCTCGGCTTCGAAGTTCTTGCGCTCCATATCCTGCACCTCGACCGACTGGCCGACGTTTTGCAGCATTTGTTGCATTTGCTGCAGTTCTTGGCCCATCGCTTCCATCTGCTGCTTGGCCATCTGCATCTCGGGCGACTCGTCGCTGCCTTCCATAATCTTCGGATCGATGATCTTGGCAAAGCGTGCTGCCATCTCCTGCGCACCAGGCCAGTCCATGTTCTTGATGAACAAGTCGCCTGCAACCTGCCAGAGTTGCGGGTTGGATTGCAGGATCATGCCCATTGCGTCCAGTGCTTCCTGACGCTTGGTCAGATAGGACGGGCCGGTGGTCACCACCACGTCGTACTTACCGACGCTGGGGTTGTAAATCTTATCGATGACGATGTCGTTCTGGTCACGAATCTCTTTGACCGCTTCTTGCTGCATCGGGTCGAGCTTGACCATCTCGGTGTCACCATCAACACCGATAATGCGAGCAATGCGTTGGGTGTCGTAAATCTTCGGGATCAGGCCAACAATTTGACGGGTAACGTGCCTAATAGCCCGCGCCAGATTGTCCACGTAATGATAAGTGCCAGTATCAGACTGACGCTCGCGCGCCAAAATCGCTTTGCCGGATCGCTCGTTAGACGTTGCGCCCAAGCTCGTATCGTACTGGCCAGTCGTTGACTTGATATCATCAGACGCCCCCATCTTGGCTTGGATCAGCCCTGTCTGCGGCAGCGGCGGTGCGGCGCGCTGCGGTAGCGGCAGCACGGCACCCGAACCATCCGTTACATCAGGGTTGACCTCCAAATACGGCCAGTTCTGCGTGTTGGCCGTCTTCCACTGCATCTCATAGCCTTCAAACTGGCCGCCATACCCAATAAACGGTGCCTTGGGCGCCAAGGCCAGCATTTCAGCTTCTTGGCTTGTCCAGTAGTTGTACATGCGCTGGGCATCCTTGGCGTTACGCACCAGACCCGATATGTACAGCTTACCGTCAACTTCAAATTCGTTACCAATGACACGCACCACCGGAATCCAGTGGCCTGCCCAGTCGTTTGACTCGAGCATCTCGTAGCCGTTGGTCTTGCACCACTTGACCCGTTTGGCATTCACCTCGCGAGTGCGGATAGGCTTGATGCCCATCTGCTTCATCTGCTTGGCCTCGGGCGAACCTTCAAACGCCGTGATGTTGCCGGGGTACAGGTGCAGCGTGGCCTTCTCATACTCGATGTAGTAATACTCAGCAATCCTCACGGTATCCTGGTTGATCCAGACCGAGATCGACTGGTCGCCCACGCCTTGCGCCTGTAGCGTCGAGAGCGGGCTGGCGTCTGGGAACATGCGCTCGTAGTCGGAACGCTGCAAATCTTCGGTGATGAAGCACCATTTAGCATCCGCACCGCATGGGTCTTGAATGGTTGGGTCCATGTAGACCGAAAAGCTGTTGCGGATGCGTGCGATCTTGATGTCTTGATCGAACGTGTCGTCGTCGCAGTATTCCGTCAGGATGCGGATGTACCCTTCGCCGTAGCTGACTTGGTTCTCGCAGGCGGTGTCGTAGGCGACGTCGGCGTCCGAGATGTACTCGATGTGCCTGACCATGCCGTTGTAGATTTCGGCAACTTCAGGGTCGGCGCGGTCGTCAGCGGGTATAACTTTGCCGCTCGGACGGTTTTGTCTTTGGTCATTGGTGACCTGCCGTACGTGCTGGGGCAGCTTGTTGATCGTCAGCGTCGGGCGGGCGTTGATGGTCTGCCCTTGCACGGCGCCACGCGTTGCCAACACGTCCGCTGGCCACTGCCAGTGGTTATCAGGTGATCCTGCATAGAAGCGCAGGTCGTCTAGTTCGTCTTCTCGGCTCTCAGACAGCGCAGAAATGGCCATAGTCAGCCGCTTGCGCATGGTCGACAACACATCCTGTGTGTCTTTCTTCATGTCGTCTGATGGCGGGTTTCCGCCAATATCAGCGACTTTTGCTGCCTTATTTATGCCGGTGTAGTCCATTTATTCGGTGGCCTGTTGAGGTCTTGCGGCGTAATCACGCAAATCCTGCTCCATAATCTGATGCAGGCGTTGTTCAGCAGCTAAGGCTTCCTTAACTGTTTTGTACGTCGGAAATTTTATGCCGGATTTTATGGCAAATCGCATGGCTTGCGGAATATCTCGCACTTGGCCGTGCCAATATGTCGGCAAAATCATGTGCCCGCCGTCCGCGCCAATCACAGACCCTTTAAACGTCGTCATCGACCCGTCAGGGTTGCGAAGCCCTTTACCTTGATACAGGTTCGACCGGTGGTAGTCGATGACTGCTTGTTCGGAGGGCGAAAGTTCCATTTATTTCATCTTTTTGGCGGGTTTTGCCGCTGCCCGCTTGGTTGCGTACGCGATTGCGACTGCCTGTTTGACCGGCTTGCCGCTCTTGACCTCGGTACGGATGTTCTGTTTGAAGGCTTTTTCCGATTTTGACTTCATCAGCGGCATGTTACTTCCCCTTCTTCGCCGTTTTGGCCGATTGCTTGAACGCTTTAGCCGTCGGTGCGCCAGCAGCGCCCGGCTTACGCATCTTTTCGCCGCTTCCGGCCTTGATGCGCTCACGTTTAGCGTGAATGTTTGCGTACAGTCCTGGGCCGCCTGGCTTTTTCATCAGCATTTCCACCTTTTCAATGACGCTTTGGCACGTTCGCCATCTTTTGCCTTCGCCGCTACGGCACCCATGCGGGCACAGAACGACTTCTTTCTGCCTTCATCCGCTTTCGTCTTCGGACTCGGCGCAGGCGGCTTCAAATTCGAGCCCGTCTCGCGGTTGTACTTCTCCCGCCCCTTGGCGGTCAGCCCTGCACCTTTACTGACGGGCAGCTTCTCACCTCGTCCAACGCTTAGCGACACGCCTTTCTTAGCCATTACGCACCCATCCAGCCGGTCGCGGCTGCTACGCGGGGCGTGTAGCCATCACTGCGCCGTGCCGCACGCTCGTAACCCGACTCGCGGCTGGCCACCGGGAACGCGAACGTCACCGCGAGGGCGTCTGCTGCATCCGGCGAGGCGAGGCCGCGTGACTTCATCTCTTTCTTGCCTTCCAAATAGATCGTACCCGACGAGTCGGGCTTCTTCATCGGGCCGGTCAAGTCCGCTTTTAACTGCCGATCATTCGGGATGCTGGCCGTCTTCAGCCACTCCTTCATCGCGCCCCACATCTCGGCGCGCTTGTTACCCCACATGACCGGCTTGCTGGACTTCCAGCCGAAGTTCACTCCCCGCACCTTGTATCGCTGTTCTTTTAACCTGTCAAGTATGCCGTAGCCAAGACCACCTTCGTCGATAATTGTCAGTGCTGGCCGGTACTCTTCAATCGCGTCGATCACCCGTCCGACGGTCGTCATGGTGTCCTCGCCGTGGTAGCGTTTGATCGCTACCAAGTCGCGTCCTTGCCGGACGACGATGACGGTTGCGTCCGCGCCGCCGCGAGCTGGGTCAACGCCGATAACAATTGGCGCCGTTTCGTCCTTGTAGCGTGGCCGACCGGCGGCGTCGTCGATAGCACTCGCACCAATAAACTGATCTTCGCCAGCCGATGGAAATTCACCGTAGACTTCAACCCGAGCCTGCGGCGAATCTTCGCCATACTCCGCAATGATCTGCTCATA